GTGCCTAACCAATCCACAAACTCTGCAGGATGGAACATGTTGCGGCCTGATGCCGCTAAGTATTCGTCAATAATTCTTTGACGTTCTTTCTTTGGAAAACCAGCCATATCTATCTCCTCTCATAGCTGTTTAATTGACCGCCTGAACTTGCCGCGCCTTGACCAACCTTGACATACGCTGCCGAACCACGACCGCCAAACCCCAACATGCCCGACCGCGCCTAACCGATGCATACCCAACCGCGACCGCCCAGCCATAACTCGCCGAAACATAACACGCGATAACTCAACGTGACCTGCAATGCCAAGACCGCCAAAACTTACCAAGCCGCAACTCGCCGTGACTTACCCGACCCAGTCCCGCCGTCCTCGACAGACCTAGACCGCCGAACCACGCCTGAACGTAACATGCCCCTCCGCACCGAACTAAACCATGCCAAGACCGCCCCGCCATAACTCGCCGCGACCTAGCCCGACTTGCCTCACCGAAACCCGACCGCCGAACCGTGACCGACCCGACCCCACCAAGCCCGACCGCACCGCGCCGTACCTAGACCGCCTGAACACAACTTTCCGTGACCCACATCGCCGTACCATTCCATGACCGCCTAACCAAACCTAACCAAGCGTACCCGAACAAACCCGAACGGACCATGACCGACACACCCGACCGTACCCGTCCTTAACATGACTTACTACGCCCCGCCTCGACCGCCGAGCCGCGCCAGAGCCGCACCGTGATCTGCCATACCATGACATCCCTAGACCGTATAACCTTGACCAAATGAAAGGGGCATTGCTGCCCCGATCTTTATTCTGCTGCAACAAGTGTGATGTCGCGGCGTAAACGTTCTTCCTCAATGAACTCCATCAAGTCAGCAGTCTGTTGATCTGCGAACTCAGGATTGTCTAGCGCCTCTTGCTGCACTTCACGACCTTCTAGCATCAGGCTATCCCATTCGTCTTGCCAGTCGCCCATGCTGTCCTCTGTCATCACAGCAAAGGTGCCAAACGAACCGCGACCCTTTTCCTGACGGAAGTCACCGATGCCGACAATCTGCCCTGCATTGGTCAGCAATGACGCAATCGAATAGCTAGACATAGTTGGCTGCGTGTAAGCAATGTCCACCTCTGCGCACCAACGTGGCAGATACGCACGTGTACGCATGTCAGGTGTTTTGTTCATGTCAGCGGATCGCACCACATCAATCTTTAACTGTGGCTTACCCCAGATTTGCACATGGGTTTGCGGTAGGAAGATCAAGCGCTGCACACTTGTCTTTGTGATCCCGTCTGTTTCCAGTGCGGCAGTCGCCATTGCACCTTTGACACCCGGGGCGGGGAAGCAAAGTAGCGTTTCACCAAACGGCTTTTTGTATACGCTCTCGCGAAACTCTTGCTCTGGATTGTGTTTGATTTCTTTTTTCTGCGCTGCGGTTTTCTTACCGCCGCCGACCAAAAGGTCGCGCATTGCTTTGCTGCTCATACTATTAAAGTATAATGGGGTTGTACCCATCATACGCAAAGTCATACGACCCTGCTTTAGTGGTTGAATTTCTAGTGTTGTTGCAGATGGTGCTTTCTTAACAGCCATAACTTTACCTTTCTTTGTTTTTATTGCCAACTTGCTGTTGACATGCCTATCAATTACACACTAAAAAGATAGCGTCAACTATTTTTTTGATATGAGGTGAAGAAAATGGAAACTAAGCAAATGTTAATCCGTCTACGTCCAGAGGTGGCAGAGGCTGTTGAGGTGCTAAAAGAGCGTGAGCGCATGGCTAAAAGTGTTATATGCGAGAATGCTTTGCGCGACTATCTTGCAAAGAAAGGTATACAAGTCACGCAGCCGATGGTCGACTAATGGTAAATGGTCGCAACAAGGGTGCATCGTTTGAACGTGAGATAGCCAACAGACTACATGACGAGCTAGGCGCAACGTTTAAACGTGACATTGAGCAGTATCGTGCCGCCGACCATGGCGACATAATATGCGACGACCCAACCTTTCCGTATGTGATAGAGCTAAAAAGATATAAAGCAGGCCACACATACGCGAATGCATGGTGGGAACAGGTAGAGAAAGCAGCGCAGGCCGCAGGCAAAGAGCCAGTGCTTATTTATAAATTTGACCGACAGCCAATCAATGTGGTGATGAGGTTAGAGCATTTGATGGGCGATGGTGCGCATCATGGAGAGAAGGTACGCATGGAATGGGAAGCATTCATTTATGTAGTGCGGGAGAAATGGAATGACTTACATTGATTACGCGATGTCTAACGAAGACTATCACGACAAAGAAAAACACCCACACATCAGTTCTAGCGATGTGAAAGAGATTGCAAAAACATCTGGATTGCATTGGGCAATTAAGCAAGGCCTACCACGCAAGCCACCGACACCCGCGATGAAATTTGGGTCAGCAGTTCACGCGATGATCAGTGAACCAGATAAAGCCTTGTTTGTGCGCGGCCTACCTAATCGCTTGAAGCGTAAAGAATGGGCCAAGATGGAAGAAGAGGCTGCCGCAAAAGGCCAGACACTTTTGACTGAGGGTGAGTTTGACGAAGCTAGACGCATATCAGACACCGCTCTTGAAACCTGTGACATGCTGCGCCAAGCCTTATCACTTAAAGATATGATGGTAGAGGCAAGCATATTCACAGAATGCTCCCGCACAGGCATCAAAAAGAAAATTAGACCAGACATGATGTCGCTGGAAACACGGACCATGTGGGACATTAAAACGACCACAGACGTGTTGGATGGGTGGGGCCGAGAGGTCAAGCGCTGGCAGTATGACCTGCAAGCCTACTATTATTTGTCCACCGCAAAAGACGCAGGTTTGGACATCGATCATTTTATTTTCTTTGCTGTAGACAAAGAAACAGGAATTTGCGTAGCTTATGAGCTATCCGAATTGTACCTGAAATACGCCGAACGAACTGTAAATCGGGTACTAGACATGCTTGCCGAGGCTGATGCCAAAGGCGAGTTTAAACCAGAGTGGGATCGGCTAAACACTCTACACCTTCCCGCATATCTCGAAGACGAGATGTGGGACAACGAAACATTCTAAGAGGTAAACAGAATGGCAAATGAAGACTTTAAAAAATTCGTAATCAAAGATGCGCAGCTTATCTATCCGCGTTTGGACAGCACATATCGTTATGACGTTGGCGAAAGCCGATCTGTCAAATGTGAAGCCACAGCGGGTGGCGCGTCTTGGTCGTGTGGTATTCTACTAAATAAAGAGGAAGCCACAGCGATGCACAAAGAATTTGTCGCGCACTATAACGACCGCAAAGGCGAAAAGAAAATGCCAGACTTTAAAAAGGTTTTCGGCATGAAGAAACGCGATGATGGACTTGTGATCCTGACCGTTAAAAAGAACGGATCAAACCAATCAGGCAAGGCAAACGAGGCACCTAAGGTGCTTGCGGGCGATCTGTCGCCACTAGACAATCGCACGATCTGGTCTGGATCAATTGGCACAGTTCGCTTTTTCGCGTTTCCAAGTCTAAACCCACAGCGGGAAGGTGGCATCTCGCTTTTGCTAGACGCAATCCAAGTCACTAAAGCCGTCTATGGCAGCGATGATACAGGCGATGATTTTGCGCCCGTGCAAATGGAAGTCGAACAAAAGGAAACGGAAAAACCTGCTGACGATGACGATCCGTTTGGCCTACCGCCAACTAACGCATCAGCGGATTTTGATGACGAAATTCCGTTTTGATAAAAAAAGACCCCCGTCAAAAGCGGGGGTCAGTCAGGTCTCATACCAAGAAAGGCTAGAGGTATGAGAGTGAGGCAAACCACTATGAGCAATGGTTAATGAAATGGTACAATATATAGTAGGACAAAGCAATACTGGTACACCTTATTGGGACCAATATGCGCAAAATATAATAAATACCCTTGGACTTAAACAACTAGCACGTGGCGAATGGCATGGCGCATGCCCGAACTGTGGCGGCAAAGATCGATTTTGGATCGCTGAATATCAAGGCGAAGTCCGCGTACAATGTCGCCAGTGTGAAGATTTTAGTGCAATCACCCGTGAGCTTAGGGCGCAAGGCTTGCTGCCCGAGTTTGTACCCGAGAAAAGAGAGCCACACAAAATGTCAGAAGTCATTCCGATGCCAACAACGGAACCTGAAAACGAATATCTTGCCCGCAAGCGGATTAAGAAACACCGCGCAATCATAGATGAAACTGACCTACACATCCCAATCATCAACATCAGGGGTGAGCGCGTAGGAACGCAATTTATCGAAGCGGATGGAAAGAAAAAGTTTAATCAAGGCTTAAAGCCGAAAGGCTGTTTTCATGTGGTCGGCGGTAAGATTACAGACTTTGCATTTCTATGCGAAGGGTTTGCCACTGCCGCCAGTGTACACGAGGCCACGGGTAAAACCGCGATACATTGCCTGAACGCGTCCAACATTATCGACGTGATTGAAGCGATCCGAGAACGCAAACCCGATATAGAGCTAGTGATAGCAGGCGACAACGATGCCGCGGGCCGCAAAGTTTGCGAAAAAGCTTTCGATCAGTTTGGTGTCACGTCTGTAATACCAAAGGGCGAAGGATTAGATTGGAATGATGTGTGGGTCGCACGTGGGCCAGAATACACCCGCAAAGCATTGGAACCCGCCTCAATACTGGATCAGGTGGTATTCCCAGATCAAACCGTCATATCAACCAAGGCAAACTATATTGTCAAAAACTGGTTATCAGATGACAGTATGTCCCTAATCTATGGACCATCAAACGTGGGTAAAACGTTTTTCTGTCAAGATTTATGCTGGCACATCGCAGCAAACGAGCCTTGGCAGGGTAACAGGGTCAAAGGTGGCCCCGTGCTATACCTGCAAACCGAAGGTGGTTTGGCGTGGCAAGCTAGGATTGCAGCATTGCGGCAAAAATATCCCGATCACAAGGATGTGCGTCTAGCGATCCGCGCCGCGCCAATTAACCTATTCAACAGTGAAGAGGATATAGCGACAGTTCGCGCGTTGCTGGATGAAATGACGAAAAAGTTTGGACCAGTTCGCGTGTTGGCAATCGACACATTGGCACGCGCCACGCAAGGCCAACTAGAGGAAAATGACAATTCGTCTATGTCGCGCATGTTAGCTAGTCTCGATGTGTTGAGGGCAGAAACAGGTGTACACATTATGCTTGTGCATCACTCGGGAAAAGATACATCGCGTGGCGCTAGGGGGGCGAGTTCGCTTCGATCCGCGATAGATACAGAAATAGAGCTAACGTTTGACGAAGACGAAGGGATTAGAACCGCACTCAGCACAAAGCAACGCGACATGGAAACAGGCCGCAAGTTTGAATTTATTTTAGAGGGTCAAGTCATGGGTGAAGACGATGACGGGGACCAGATCACAACTTGCACCATACGCGCGGCAACGGATGAGGAAAAAGAGCAAAAGAAAAAGCCCAAAATGTCTGGAAAAAATCAACAGTTATTTAAAAAATGTTTCATGCAGTTGAGAGGGGAAAAGGTGGGGGAACCAAACCCATCAGGGGCGGGGTGGCCCGAGCCGCGTCAGTTCTGGTGTATACCAGAGGAACGGTTCAAAGAGTTTTTTCTTGGCAAGATCGCAGGCAAGAACAACCCCTCACAAGTCTATAAGCAAACGTTCGAAAGCATGGAAAGCAATGGTTTCATTGCCATAAATGAGGGCCAAATATGGCTAACGGACAGGGATGGAAGGTGCAGCATAGAATAATAAAATTTTATGTAAGGCAATCAGTATGTTAAGCGCTGTTTTATTATATTTATTATGTAATTATTATAATAGCGCATAACATAATAATAATAATAAAATCCCTATAGGGATTATTATTAGATTATGAGGCAAAAAATTATGGGCAAAGATTTCCCCCTGTGGATCAAGAAAAGAATAGCATCGGGAAACGCAAAAGTTTTCCCGCATGGTACATTCAAACAAGAAAGAAATATTTCTTTGCAGCATAAGTTGCAGCGGATCGAAAGCGAAACCGAACTATTGCATTTCGCAAGGGGTCGAAAGTTTGCACCAAACTTGCCGCAATGGACGCCCGATGAAATTGCCCAAATTAAGGAAAGATTATGGCTACTGAGGAAAGGATAGTGTGGACCGTGCATCCAGATGGTGTTCACGTCCACGTAGAGGGCCGTCTAGTGGGGGTAATCCCAGTTTCGCAGGGTATGTACCTGATTGAGCAATTAGCGCCCTCTGTGGTGGCCTATATGCATTCTTTGCAAGAGGAAAGAAAAACCCCGCGCTAGGCGGGGTCTAATTAGTTTAGAACGAAGCTTTTTGTTTCTGGCCTTGATAGGTCCAAGGTAAAGGTAAATATGTCGTCATCATCAAAGTTTTCGTCATTATCTGGATCATCACTAGGCGGAAATAGCATAACGAGAACTTGGCGCGGCCCCTCATTTTTTGGCAAAAACGTGACGCCAGTATTTACCCGCCATTGTTTGACGTTGGGGTAGGTGTCGATCAGCATGTTGAGAACGAAACCTGTTTCTTGCGGTTTAAATTCTTCACCCATGGTAAAAACGCCAAGAGTGCAATAGTCAATTTCACATTCGGGTTCCATTGTTTAGCCTTTCATCAATTCTAGATTTACATCGGCCGCCGCCATGCATATTTCCACATCTTTGGGGTCCATGTCGCATGCAAAGCCTTTTGCCATTTCGAGGCACTCTTGCGCCATTGCATCATTGGGGGCAGTCACGGCCAGCTGCAATGCAACGGTCAACGCGTCTTTGTGGTTATCGATTTGAATAGTCATAATTTAAGCCTTTCTTTGCCAGTTGGTGTTTTGTTGCGTGGTTTCGCTGTCGTGGATCGCTTGCAATTGATCCCGCGCGTTTTCAATGTCTTTCCACATTTTGTTGAGTATGTCGCGGGTTTCATGCAGTTGGCGCGATGCAATGCTGCATTCCAAGCTTTGCCCACCGCGTTGAATTGCGGGTATGCGTTCAAGCTTGTCCATTACCTTGCCAAGGGTCGCGTCAATGCCAGATATTTTTTGATCCGCAACGCGAACGTTTGCCAATGCTTTTTCAAGGGTAGTTAAATCCATTGGATCACACCCGCGACCACGTCTACTAGATACAGCGTGCCCGTTGCATCTAGCGCCCAAATAATTGTCAGAAATAGTGCAAACAATGCTAGGCCAATTTCAGTTGGCGTTGCGTTGAATGTTGCCTCTACCCACGTGTCGATCATGTTTTTCATAGTGTAGCCTTTCTTTGTTTTATATCTATAGCCTATCAGATTGATAAGCTATAGACAAGCCTTATTTGTCCATTAGGACCTTTTTTAATTCTGGAATGCTTAAACCTGTGATTGTTGCCAGTTCACGCATTGTTAGGTTTGGGTTAGTGTCAAACATATTCTCAATTTCCTGTTTTGTGTAGGTTCTCATAGTGTTTCCTTTTGTCCGTATGGCTGTTGAGCGTATCCCTTGCGGTAAAGATCGCGCTGGAATTGGTTTAGCTTTGCCGCGTATTCTTTATTTGCGGTTCTATGTGGTCGACTATAGTACGCGTCTTTTGCGCCTTGCTGGTATGCGGTAAAGTCTTTTTCCGTATAGAAATAAGTTTGACCATCTTGGCCAACGTAGGGGTCATTGATTGCAAACATGTTTTAGCCTTTCTTGTTTTTGTTGTGGACCAATGCGCAATCGCGAACATATAAGCCTAAGCGGCGGTTCAATGACGCTAGATCAAAGCTTTCGTCAAACTTGCCAGTAAGGGTGACTTTTTCGCCCACGCTATAGTTTGTTTCTGCTACTTCTATTTCACCACAAAATTTCCAAACCCTTGCGGCAATTCCAGATGGGTGTGTGTATTCGTAAACAGTGAAGTTTTTGCTTTCTAGATCGGTATCGATCACATCAACCATTGCGTCAACTTGGCCTTGTGTCAATTTAGGTTCATTCAGTTCAATCAAAGTCATCAGTTTAGCCTTTCTTGTTTCTATAGGTAGCCTATCGAATTGATAAACATTAATCAATAACAAATCCGCTCTGGTCTTTTTTAGCCTTGCCCTTGGCATACAAGCCCACAACACATTGCGTAGGGTCAAGGAAACGTAGATCGGTTTTGTCCCCGTCAATCACTGGCAAACCCGCAAACGTGGTCGGCATGCTTTCCTTGCTACGGAACACGACAGCGATATTCATGCCGCGTTCAATTGCAATTTTGCATTGCTTAGCGTAGGCGGGTGAAGCTTCCGAGTAAGAAAACGTCAACTTATAGTTGGGAATATCCAAGGGGCGATTGGCAATCTTTGAATAATCATAATATTGGATATTCGGGAAACGTTCAAAGATGGTTTGCCCGTTGTCCGTCTTAATCAATTCCCACCGAATATCTGTTGTGCCATTCAAACGGATTGCGGGTTTTAGGTCGCGCTTGGTGCAATAGGCTTCAAAGCGGGTCAGGTCTTTGACCAATTGCGCCATAAATCCAGAGCGATCTTGCACAAACCAAGTCGCTTTACGCGCACGACCCTTTTGCACGCTATTCATTGCGCCGCGCCCTGCGGTGTTCAAACACCCATCAAGACATCCCGCAGTTTCGGCCATTGGGCATAGGTTAGCGCCTAGGGTTTTGTAGGGCGTCATATACATGATTGCGGTCAAATATCCGCTATCATTGCCCTTGACTGTTTTTGCATCACCGCCAGCGCGGATTAGATTGCCGATAAAGTTGTAAGTTGTCATTGGTCTAGCCTTTCTTGTTTAATTGGTATTGCAAGGGGCAGTCCGCAAACTGCCCTAAACGATAGCAATCAAAGCTCTAATATTTCGCTGTCAAATTCGTCGTCTGTCATTAACGCGCATGTATCCGCGATCACATCAACCATGAACGTTCCATTCTCTGTTAAGACCGCTACACGTGATGGTTGGGTGGTAACATATGCGCCTATAATAAACTTTACGGGGTCGTCGTCGGGTGTTAACCATCTTGGGTTATGGCTACTCTTTTGAACACGCTCAATCGCGCGTGGGATATATTGTAGGTCAACTATAGATATGAACTGTTTCATTGTGTAAGCCTTTCTGTTTACATATTCAGTTTTTGTTATGTGTTATGTCTAACACTCTTGATAGGTCTAGTATGCACATATCAAAATGATAGTCAAACATTTTTTTTAGGGGTGTGAAAGGTGGACGCAACGGACAGCAATACGCAAGGGTCGCGCGCGGGCGCACGCGAATAAAGCACTCGTTCAATTAAATCAAGCTTTATTTGTGATCACGTTTGCCTAGTTGCCTGTTAACCTGTGATCACATTGTTAGCTTTGTGATCACAGGCGCGCGATTATGTGATCACAAATGCTAGACCCCCCCCGCCCTGACCCCACCCCCTCCCCCTATTATTATAATACATTCTCACACAGAAAAATTTGTGTTATATTTTCGTTGGGCGCTGTCCGAAACGGTTCTTTCCTCTCCCTGTTTGGACCTGATTACTCCTCTCACTTGACAGCGTCCAACTTCACTTGAAAACATATCAAACTAATAGTAATATCGGTCCAGTACTGGTGATAATAATTATAATAAAATCCCTATAGGGATTATTATGATTATTATTAGTAGTACACGCGAACCAGATTTAGGAGTGATCGATGGCTGGTAAGCCTAAATTGAGAGCCGCTTTTGCAGCGTTAGAAGCGCGAGGTGGCGTTGAGCAGTTTAAGCAGGATTTGCTGAGTGGAAAGACTATTCCCACAATTGCAAAGGAGTTGGGTATCGACAAAGGTTATCTTCGTAAAAACCTTTTGAAGCATGAAGTGTATTCTGCTGCGTTAGCGGAGATTGCGGATGCGATGGCTGATGCACATGCGGATGCTGCCTTTGAGATGTTTCAGGAATTGAAGGATCGGCGTGAGGTTGAGATTAAGCAGGCGCAGGCTGATGATGGGACGCGTGATGTGAGTGAGGGCAATGTTAGTCAGGTTGATATTGGGATTGCTCGGAACTTAGCTACTCAGCATAATTTTATTGCTGCGAGTTATAACAAGTCGCGATATGGCACAGGTCCACAGACGAGTTTGACGATTAACATTGGTGATCTGCATTTGGATGCGCTGCGGAAAGTTAAGGTTGTAGAGAATGAATGATTTATCTCAAAACACGATGATCGACTTTGTGCAGCGCTACAAGAAAAAGCCTGCATTGTTTGTTCAAGAGGTTTTGGGTGTTGATCCTTTGCCGTATCAGGCTGAGTTTTTGGAGGCGATTGCGTCTGGTGAGCGTAAGATTAGCATTCGCTCTGGTCATGGCACTGGTAAGTCTACGGCAGCGTCTTGGGCGATGCTGTGGTATTTCTTGATGCATTACCCGAATAAGGTGGTTGTAACTGCGCCGACATCTAGTCAGTTGTTCGATGCTTTGTTTGCTGAGTTGAAGCGGTGGATTAACGAGTTGCCGCCTGCGCTTAATCAGACGTTGAATGTTAAGTCTGACCGCGTTGAGCATATGTCGGCCATGAGTGAGATGTTTATTTCTGCTAGAACGTCACGTGCGGAAACGCCTGAAGCTTTGGCTGGTGTTCACTCTGAGCATGTTATGTTGGTTGTGGATGAGGCCTCTGGTGTGCCTGAGCAGGTATTTGAGGCTGCTGCTGGGTCTATGTCGGGTCATAGCGCGACGACGATTATGCTGTCTAACCCTACGCGGTCTAGTGGTACGTTTTTTGAAAGTCAGACTAGGATGGCGGATAGCTGGTGGACGCGCAGGTGGTCTTGTGTTGATAGTCCGCTGGTGTCGGATGAGTTTGTTGAGGAGATGCGGATTAGGTATGGTGAAGAAAGCAATGCTTATCGTATTCGTGTTCTTGGTGAGTTTCCTCTGGCTGATGATGACACGATCATTCCATACCACTTGGTAGAGAACGCTACGCATCGTGACGTGCAGATTGATGAGGATACGAAGCCTGTTTGGGGCTTGGA